CATATTGTTAATCTTAACATGAAAGATGCTAATGAGTATCTTGTTAGTGGTGAAGAGAAACAGTTTCAGCAAACGTGGTGGGACTCTCAAAAATATACACCTGAAGGTATAGTCGCTGGCTCTGATATGTGGGAGACTATTGTTGCTGGCCCCACTGAAAGTTCTGTTAAGTATCCGTACAAAGGACTAAACAAGCTTACCTTTGGTATACGAATGGGTGAGCTAGTAACCATAGCAGCGGGGTCTGGACTTGGAAAGTCTTCTTTCATGCGAGAGATTGCGTATCATATCTTAAAGAATACAGAACATAATGTAGGGCTGATGTTTATGGAAGAGAGTGTCAGGCGTACAGCACAGGCTGTAGTCGGCTTAGATATGAACAAGCCTATACATCTTCCAGATTTTGAATACACTGAAGATGAGTTAAGAACTGCCTTTAGTAATACCTTAGAGACAGACCGTCTGTTTTTCTTTGATCACTTTGGTAGCAACTCAATCAATAATATTGTATCCCGTGTGAGGTATATGGTACGGGCGCTAAAGTGTAAGTATATTTTCCTTGATCACGTTAGCATTCTTGTATCTGATCAGTCTAACATGGATGAGCGTAAGGCTCTTGATGAGATAATGACTCGACTACGCACGTTGGTACAAGAGTTGGACATCTGTATGTTTGTAGCCTCCCATCTCAAACGTGTCGATTACGGGCATGAGGAAGGTGGTAGAGCTAAACTTCATCAGCTTAGAGGGTCAGGCTCCATAGGTCAGCTATCAGACATTGTACTGGGCCTTGAGCGTGATGGACAAGCCGCTGACATGCGTGAACGGCATATAACAACAGTGCGCGTAATCAAGAATAGGTTTAGCGGACTTACAGGGCCATCCAATAAATTGTTTTATGATTTGACCACTGGAAGGTTATCAGAGATTGCGTTAAGTCCTGACGATGAATTAGAAGCGGAAGATTTCTAAATGATTATATATCAAAAGCGTGTTTATCCAGAAGACTTAGAAGCTAATCCTAATGTGCACTATATGTTTGCTGATAATGATAAGAGAGGAGGACACTGGAATTTTAGAGGTTATGATAACTTTATCGGCATTCGCGTGAAAAATGATGAACACGCTTTTGATAATTCCTATTGGTCTGATACAACCTATGCAGACAATGTAAGTAAGATACACCCAGACTTTGAAAAAGTACAAACTATCTTAAAGCATCAGCTTCCCGTTGTTTACAGCGAACAAACATTCAATATCAACATTCCAGAATACAGGAGCAGAAGCCCTAAGACGTGTATGTATATTGAAAAGTATTTAGATTTTTTACAAAATAAGTGGAGTAAAATATATGAAGGAAATGTTGATTTCGGATAATCTAGTAGAAGTAGCGGCGAAGAAGGCAAAAGAATTAGGTAATATAAGAAAATCAATTACCGCTGGTCAAGGTAATGTCGCTGGATTTATAGGCGAACATCTGGCACAAAGCGTATACGGTGGAGAAATGGTTAATACATTTAAATACGACTTGGTGTTGCCAGATGGTCGCCGCGTTGACGTGAAGACGAAGCGTAGCACGGTAGAACCTAAAGAACATTATGATTGCACTGTCACTGACTTTCAAATTGATTATGATTGTGATGGATACATATTTGTTAGAGTATTACCTACCTATGAGAAAGGGTGGGTGTTAGGATATATCAGCAAAGATGCTTTTAAGAAGAACAGCAGATTTAAAAAAAGAGGAGAAAGAGACGGGAAATATACTTATAAGCACTCGTGTTATAATGTAAGAATAGATAATTTAGTAGCTCCATGAAATACAAATCAAATCTCGAAAGGAATATAGCAAAGATTCTTGATAAGTATTCAGTAGCTTTTGAGTATGAGCCTACTCGTTTATCCTACCAGCCTAAACCGAGAACATACATTCCTGATTTTTATATTTCTGATAAAGAATTTTACATAGAAGGTAAAGGATACTTTCATGATGGGTATGAGCGAACAAGACATTTGCTGATCCGTGATCAGTTAGGCGTTGATGTAAAGTTTGTATTTCAAAACCCAAATACTAAGATAGGAAAAGAATCAAAGACTACCTACGCTGATTGGTGTGACAGATATAAGTTTGAATATTCTGATTTGAATATACCAAAGAAGTGGTTTGAATAATGGATGATGATGAACTGACAGACGAAATGTTTGAGATTATAAAACGCATAGCAGATGTGTATGAAAATCTTCCAGCAGAGTCCGTAGCTATTATTATGACACGTAAAGTAATAGGTAAACCAGAAAAACATGATGAAGATGGTAATGTAGATACTTCTCTGTTAAAAGAACAAGTTTCAATTAATGTAATTGATAATCTTGATACTGGTTCTGATGATAGCATGGTCTTCTATTTGACTCACGGTTTAATAGAATTAATTGGAGAAAACTTTGAGGAAGTTATTGAACTAGGAGAGAACAGGGTCAATCAGTTAATTTTAAATAAACTCGCAGAAGATGAAGAAGGAAATAGAAACTTTCTTAAAGATAATCCTAGTACAGATGCTACGATTATAAAGTTTTCTGATTACAAGAAAAAGCTACATTAGAATGGAAGGAGTACTTACAAATGAGAGATGAGGTATGGGAACATGTTAATAGCCCAGATCACTACAATAGTAACACAATAGAAACTATTGATTTGATAAGGGATAGTATGGAAACAGAAGAGTATAGGGGATACTTGAAAGGAAATATTTTTAAGTATGTTAGCAGATATCGTTATAAGGAAAAAGAAAATCCCGTTAAAGATTTGCTAAAGGCACAATGGTATCTTAATAAACTCATAGAGGATATGACTAATGATGGGTAGGAGTGAGACGATACAAGATAAGCTACACATCTTTCATCGTGCCTTTAATCATCCAATTGGTCTTAAATATCCTGTTCCTTCTGCTACTGTTGATGGTGAAAAGAGTTTAAGAAGGACGCTCATACAGGAAGAATTTAAGGAGTTGATGTATGCTATCAGCAATGAAGAAGATGATGAAGTTCTTAAAGAATTGTGTGATCTGGTCTATGTGTGCGTTGGCTTTGCTGTCACTTACGGGTGGTCTTTTGATACTGCATTTAATAGAGTACATCTTTCGAACATGTCAAAGCTTGACGCAGAAGGCAATCCACTATATAGAGAAGATGGTAAAGTGGTTAAGTCTGACCGCTATGAACCACCGAAACTAAGCGACTTAGTACGATGATATATCCTATTGTTTTATCATTTTTGATGCTTTGGTTTATTTCAGTAATGTGGATTTCTTGTGATGTTATATTTTAAAGGAGGACGGTATGGAAGTACCAATTAATCTTGTGAATGATATTGTTAATTATCTCGCACGTCAACCGTGGAGAGAAGTTGATAATATGATTAAGGGAATAGTGCAGGCTCAGGCAACAGCGAATGCAGAACAACAGGAGCTACCCTTAGATGATACCGACTGACTACCAAGCGTTTATTCACCAGTCACGATATAGTCGCTGGCTCGATGAGGAAGGGCGCAGAGAGACATGGGAAGAAACCGTTACGCGGTTATTAGATTTCTACAATGATTTCCTGACTAAGAAGTACGGGTTTACTTTTGGTCCTGATCTTCATGAAAATCTATATGATGCTATTGTAAACATGCAGGTTATGCCCAGTATGAGAGCAATGATGACTGCTGGCTCTGCTTTAGCGCGTAATCATATTGCTGCTTATAATTGCAGTTACCTACCAGTAGACAGTCCACGGGCTTTCGATGAATGTCTTTACATATTAATGCACGGGACAGGTGTTGGTTTCTCTGTTGAACGAGACTATGTTAATCAACTTCCTCCTGTACCAGATACAGTTGAGTCGAGCGAAACGTGTATTGTTGTTAAGGACAGCAAAGAAGGATGGTTTAGAGCATTTAAGGAATTGATAAATTTGCTGTACGCTGGTCAGGCTCCCCGTTGGGATGTATCAGAAGTACGCCCAGCAGGTGCCAAATTAAAAACATTTGGTGGAAGAGCTAGTGGGCCGGGGCCGTTAGAAGAGCTATTTAAGTTTACCACAAAAATGTTTACAGATGCAGCGGGACGTAGGTTGAGTACCTTAGAGTGCCATGACCTTATGTGTAAAATCGCTGATGTAGTTGTGGTAGGCGGTGTTAGGCGCTCTGCGCTGATAAGTTTATCCAATCTTGGTGATGATCGTATGAGACGTGCCAAGAGCGGTGACTGGTGGCTTAGTGAACCTCAACGTGCATTCTCTAATAATTCTGTTTGTTATACAAACGGATTGGATACAGGATCATTCATACGTGAGTGGGCCTCTTTGTATGAAAGCAAATCTGGTGAAAGAGGTATCTTTAATAGACAAGCAGCACAGAAACAGGCTGCAAAGTATGGACGTAGAGACGCTGACATCGATTATGGAACTAATCCGTGTAGCGAAATTATACTGCGTCCTAAACAGTTCTGTAATCTTAGTGAAGTTATTGTATCTTCAGAGGATACACTGGAAACATTAAAGTACAAAGTTGATAAGGCTACCATCTTAGGTACGATACAATCATGCTTTACAAACTTCAAAGGTCTTGGACGGCAGTGGACTAGAAATACAGAAGAAGAAAGATTACTGGGTGTAAGCCTTACTGGTATTCTTGATAATGAGATGTTAGCAAATAAGACAGATGATGATCTTCCTTCTATACTCTCTGAATTACGTGAACATGCTGTTAAGGTTAATGCTAATTTCGCTAAACGTC